CAGGGAACCACCCTGATCACACGCGGTTATTTATCACTCCCTTGCTTGTCTCCGTCTATTAGACAAGTCTCCGCGGGTTGTACCAACTCTTTGTAAAGAGCGGCCACGCGGTCGTCGATTTCCTCTTTGTTCAGCACGATTGGCTGCATCCCGAGGTTGCGTTGTTTGGTTTGCATGTCGACTTGTTTGTTGTACAAGTCGTCGACGAGGTTGCGTATCGCTTGTAGTGCTGTTTGGTTCGCTCGCACTTGTGCGGCGGCTATTTGCTGCTGTTGTTTGTTCATCATTACACAAAATACGCTGCTCGGGTTCACAAACTGCATCTCCCAGCACACAAGCGAGTTTTGGCTTGATTTCTGTAGATAGGAGTACAGGAAACTGATCCAGAGCAGTGACATCACAAACAAGCTGATCCATTTGTATAATTTCAGCAGGTAACACACCACAAACTTTGGCCATAGCGGCCAAAATGCGATTTTTGTCGATTTGAGGCCAGGCATTGGAACGCTTATATTGCTCTTCCGGCAACGCACCCTTAAATGAGAGGCCAGTTAAGGAAACTACCTTATCTGCCCAACTCCCAATGATTGGTGTTAACTTATCTGTTGCCAAGTAACCAAGTGCCTTATTTGTTATTGCTTGCTCCATGGTCACTGTTTTATTTGCTGTTAAGTGTAATTTTGCAATTGTTCGCATTGGATCTTGAAAACTATCACGACTAACCATTGGGTCCACGAAATATCGACCACAAAAAGGGACGGGCTCACCCTGTTGCACCAGTATAGGTTCAATACTTAATCCCAACTTCGTGGTGACTTCCTGTAGGGCCTTTCCTATAGCATTGTCGTAATTTGGCACCAACCCATCATCTCCTGTATACAACCCAAGTTTTTCAAAGGCTTCAATTGGGCTATATCCAAGCATTCTCAGTGCACAAAAAGAAACGAACGCGTTCACCATTGTATTGCCATCAGTTGTTATCGGACTTCCACTTCTGGTTCCATATCCAGGTTTGAACTTGACACCATTTCTGGTGGTGCCATTCTTGATGAAAACTTGATCAAACCACCTTTTAAACTCTGCGCGTCGTTGTTCATCACACCAGCGCATATATGAGGCCAATACTATGTCTTTTTGCAAAAATTCACTCATTGTTCCATCAAATCGAAAGAAATCTGTCGCAGCTAACGCACGGATAATGGCGAGCTCTCGCACTCGATCAATGGTCTCACTAGGATTCTTGCCAGGGCCGTACCAATTGAACTTTTTCAACACATCATTTTTAAATGAATAAGTGAAACAAGACATCATTATGGTTAGCTCATGACTCATTGTTGTTATATTCCTTGGGTCATTGGCTTGTGAGTAGGCCTCGGCTTTAATGAATGATTGAAGCCGATTAAAACTACTCAATGACATGATATGTTTAACCATGTCATAGCGAGATCTTTGACGAGTGGTGTCTTGAAGAACACGCACATCATCCGGTGATATTGGTACGCCTTTCCCAGCATGTGGCACAAGCAGCTTAACGAACTCTCTTGCCCAGACTTTATATTTTGGTCCAGGATTAACATCATTTCGCACATTATGAACCCTACCTCTAATAGTGCTCTCATCACTACAAAGTGATCGAGTTGGGAAAACGGCTCCGTTTGTCACCAATGATGGATGACAAACACGGCCCATTTCTTTCCCATCTTCTGTTTGTAACGTTCCTAAAGGTTGGTAATGTGCTTGTAATGTTGACGTTTGGACAACATTTGGAATCAATATTGATTGTTCCAGTAATCCAAACAATATTGGTGCATTCTGTGAGTAATTTAAATCCCCACTATCACGCAATATTCGTTCAACATCAGAGACCACCGGCACACCGGCTTTTGATTGAAGTCTCTTTTGCAAGGCTGCAAATGTCACACCGCGTATCTCAACACTGTGACGCTCTTTGTTGCGCATTAATGATACCGAATCAGCGACTGGATCATATATGGTAATAACATCCCCATGGCACATTCTTTTACGCTCTAATGGCGCTGGTTCAAAAAGCCAAGCCCAAGTAGGAGCCACAACTCGTGCGGATGGTACTAACCAAATGATTCTACGCTGATTATCTTCCGGCATGATCTTTTGCTCAACATTGAACACACAAAGTCTCCCCCTATCATCTTCCACGGACACTGTGTCACCATGGTAGTCCCACAATTGATGTACATAAGACGCGCCACCCTTCACCTCGAAGTGAACGGAACTGTCTTGAATGTGGTACTTATACTCACTGGTGTGCATTGATGCTTTTGTTGGACAAAGCGTGTACATGACAATAGGCTTAAAATGTTTGAGCCATTTGTTCATGTCACAGTAATAGTCAACATCACAGAACACAAAGCAAGTGTGTTCAGTGATTTCACCATCTGAAAATGGTGTTGCCAAATCCTTTTGGGCATAAAAATAACGTGAGCCCTGATTTAAATCATGATTGGCCCTTGACACATTAAAGGGTTCAAAGCCCGATCTTGTGACAAGGTCATTCATATATTGATTCGCAGAGCTACGTGCTTGTGCCAAATTCGGATGTGTATGTTGTTTAGACACTAGCAAATATGACAGTTTTTCTGTGAATGCACAGATGATTTCGCGCAATTTACGGGGTCGATAAGTGGCCATCTCTACTAACAGAGATAAATCACGTATGTTGAGGGCTGGTAATAAGCCAATCCGTGCTAACAAGCTCCAAGACCACTTAAGAAATCGAATCCAGTAGATCTTGAGCTTGATCCAAGCAGAAATGCCTCCGATAGAACGGGGCACATAATCCTTGACGCATCTAGAAAGTAATTGCATTTTGAAGATACT